GTTCAAAACCAACGCTAACCGCACTCTCTCGCGCGCACGGAGTTTCAATGCCCCGTAAGCAAAGGATCGACAGCACGACCGGGGCCGTTGAGGTCATGGTTAAGGCGACCCGCACGATTGAGCCGCCGGCTCACGCCCCGCTGGATTGCGATGCCTTGCCGTTTTGGTCGGAGATCATTTCGGCCAGGGCTTTGAGCGAGTGGAATGACCACGACCTGACTTGCGCGTCAGACATGGCGAACGCGATGGCCCAGCTGGTCGAGAACCGCCAGAAGCTGCGGACCGAGGGTGAGGTTCTGGAGAACGCATCCGGGACGGCAATGACCAACCCGCGCGTGTCGGTGGTTCATGGCCTTCACGCCCAGATCAGAGCGGCGCGTCAGTCGCTTTACATACACGGTCGGGCCAATGGCCGGGTCGAGGATGTCGCAAAGCGCAGGACGCAGGCGAAAGAAATTGAGGCGGGCAATCCGCTGGCGGGTGACAATCTGCTGGCGAGGCCGAGTATCTTCAACTGACCCGCGCCGAGAAGGTTCTGGCGTTCATCGCGCGCTATTGCCGCGTCCCCGAAGGCAAACACGTCGGCAAGCCGATGGTTCTGGAGCCGTTCCAGATCCGGTTCATCCGGGAGATTTACGACAACCCCGCCGGCACTCGACTGGCGATCCTGTCGGTGGCCCGCAAGAACGGCAAGAGCGGACTGATCGCGGCGATTGTGCTGGCGCATCTGGTCGGCCCCGAGGCGCGGCAAAACAGCCAGATTGTCTCTGGTGCCCGGAGCCGGAAGCAAGCGGCCATCGTTTACAACCTCGCGGCCAAGATGGTCGCGTTGTCCCCGGAACTTCGGGCCATCGTCAAGGCGACGCCCTCGGGCAAGACGCTCCACGGCCTGACGATGAATACCGAGTATCAGGCGCTCGCGGCCGAGGCCGGCACGGCTCACGGCCTGTCCCCGGTGCTGGCGATCCACGACGAAATGGGTCAAGTCCGGGGCGAGTTCGACCCGTTTATCGAGGCGATTGAGACGGCGCAGGGCGCATACGACGACGCTCTGCAAATTGTAATTTCGACGCAGGCCCCGAACGACGCGGATATGCTGTCAATCAGGATCGACGATGCGAAGCGGTCGGGTGATCCAACCATCGTCTGCCACGTCTACGCCGCGTCCGAGGATGCGGACCTGGGCGATCCGAAGGCATGGGAGGCGGCGAACCCGGCGCTGGGCTCATTTAGGTCGCTGGTCGAGATCACAAACAAGGCCGCCGAAGCGCAGCGGATGCCCTCGGTCGAAAACAGTTTTCGGAACCTGTATCTCAACCAACGCGTGACGCGTCACACCCCGTTCGTCAGCCCATCGATCTGGAAAGCCTGTTCGGGTCCGGTCGATGACGCGGCGTTCTATGAAGGCCCGGTCTATGGCGGGCTCGACCTCTCGCTGACGACCGACCTGACGGCGCTGGTCCTGATCGCGATGAAGGACGGGGTCTGGCACGTTAAGCCGGTCTTCTGGACGCCGGAGTCAACGCTGGCGGATCGGGCCAAAAAGGACCGGACGCCCTATGACGCGTGGGTCCGCGACGGGTTTATGAAGGCCACGCCCGGCCCTGCGGTGGAATATGACTTCGTCGCGCGCGACATTGCTGCGCTGACCGAGGGCATGGACATCCGCAAGATCGGTTTCGACCGGCACCGGATGAAGACGCTACAGGCGGAACTGGATCGGCTGGATGTGGTCCTGCCGTTTGAAGAGTTCGGCCAGGGCTTCGTCAGCATGGGGCCGGCGGTTGACCGGGCCGAGATTGAGTTCCTTCACGAACGGTTCCGCCACGGTGGACACCCGGTGATGACTATGTGCGCGGCCAACGCAATCATCGTCGAGGACGCGGCGGGCAACCGCAAAATGGACAAGTCGAAATCGACCGGCCGGATCGACGGCATGGTCTCGCTGGCAATGGCTGTCGGCGTCATGGCTCTGGAAGCCCCCGCAGCCCCGGCGGACATCGGCGGCATGATCGGCTGATCTGGAGGCCCTTGAATGACCCTTATCCGCAAGGCTTCGCCCGGTGGTGGCGATGGGATGGAGTTTGTCCTGTCCGATGCCACGGTTGACCGCTACGGCGACTCGATTGTGGCAAAGGGCTGGGATCTGGCGTCGTTCGAGCGCAATCCCATCGCGCTGTTCGGGCACTCGCACGACTACCCCATCGGCCGCTGGTCCGACCTTCGCGTCGAGGGCGGCAAGCTGATCGGCAGACTGAACCTCGCGGCGCGCGGCACCAGTGCCCGGATCGACGAACTAATCGGACTGGTCGAGCAGGGCATCCTGCGGGCGGTCTCGGTCGGGTTCATGCCGAAGAAGGCCGAGCCCATCGATCCCAGCAAGCCCTACGCCGGCCAACGCTATCTCGAGCAGGAACTGCTCGAAACCTCTCTGGTCTCTGTCCCGGCAAACCCGGCCGCGCTCGCGGTCGCGAAGTCGATGCAAGTGTCCGAAGAAATCATGTCCCTGGCCTTTGGCGAGCAAGCCGAAGTGAGGCGGCGGGACGTGTCCAAGGGCGAGCAAGCCCGATCCGCCGACCTCCCTCAATCTCCAAGGAACCCCTCCAAAATGGAAAACACCCTCGCCCACCGCGTCGTGAAGGCTCAGGACGACCTGAACGCTTCGCGCGACCGCCTGTCCGAACTGAACGCTGCCGAAACCCTCGATCTGGATGCCATCGAAGCCCAGACCGAGATCGTCAGCACCGCCGAGCGCACCTTCAACGCCCTGAAGGCGTCGGAAGCCAAGATCGGCGTCAACGCTGAACGCTCGAGCCCCGCCTCGGTGCCGGCCTCGCCGCGCCGCGTTCTGGGCCACACCGAAAAGGACGGCATGGACCTGATCGTCCGCGCCGCCGTCGTTCGAGGCATCGCGGCTCACACCGGCCAGACCGTCGATCAGGTCATCGAGCAACGCTACACCGGCCACGAAGCCCTCGGCGTCATCATGAAGGCCGACCAGACCATCGGCACCACCACGGTCTCGGGCTGGTCCGCTGAACTGATGCAGACCGGCTATTTCGGGTTCCTGAACGCCCTCCAGCCGTTCTCGATCTATCCGGCCCTCGCCGGTCGTGGTCTGTCGCTGGCGTTCGACCGCTACGGCGAGATCAAGCTGCCCAGCCGCACCGCTGGCGGCGCTGCCGGTGGCTTTGTCGGTGAAGGCTCGCCCATCAAGGTCGGTCGCATCACGACCGCTGCCGCTACCCTGACCCCGAAGAAAATGGGCGTCATCGTCGCGTTCTCGAAGGAACTGGCCAACCGCTCGACCCCGGCCATCGAGGCCATCGTGCGCCAAGCCATCCTCGAAGACACCGCCGCCGCCCTGGACCCGATCCTGCTGGACGCCACCGCTTCCAGCACCTCGCGTCCTGCCGGCCTCCTGAACGGCGTCTCGGCTGCTGCTGCCGGTTATGCCGGTGGTGACTATGCTGCCGTCCGTGCCGACTTCCAAGCCCTGCTCCAACCGTTCTTCACGGCCAATGCCGCCGACAACATCACGGTCGTCATCAATCCGGCTCAGGGCCTCGCCCTGTCCCTGATGGAAGGCCCGGTCGGCGATCCGAACTGGTTCCAGCGAATCCGCGACCGCGTCACCATCATCGAGTCCACCTCGGCCACCGCCGGGCGTCTGGTTGCGCTCCGCAACTCGGACTTCGTGGCGGCCGGCGGCAACCCCGCGTTTGACGTGTCCGAGCAGGCGACGATCCACATGGAGGACACCACGCCTCTGGAAATCGTCAGCGGCACCGGCCCGACCACGGCTGATCCGGTTCGCTCGCTCTGGCAGACCAACTCGATGGGCGTCCGCATGGTGCTGGACGTAAGCTGGACCATGCGCCGCAGCGGCGTCGTCCAGTGGATCAACGGCACCAGCTACTGACCCACAGGGGCGGCTTAGGCCGCCCCACCCCTTTTTCCTGCATCTGAAAGGCTCAACGCCATGGCAATCCGCAGACACGTTGTGTCCGTGACTACCGCAGCGGACGGTTCCGCTACCGCCTACTCGCCCTCGCTGATCCGTGGCGGCAAGATCGCCGCCATCCACTACATCAAGGAAGACTATGCCGACGGCGTCGACTTCACGATCACGTCCGAAGGCACGGGCGAGACCCTCTGGACCGAGTCCAACGTCAACGCGACGGACTATTGCTATCCCCGCGCGCCGACGCACTCCAACGCCGGTGTGGCCGCCCTCTATGCGGCCGGCGGAAGCGCGGTCAATGACCTGATCCGTCTGGGCTCGGGCGACCGCGTCAAGATCGTTCTGGCCCAAGGCGGCAACGCCAAGGTCGGCGCGTTCCACATCGTGGTCGAGGACTGATGAACTGGGGCGGCCTTCGGGTCGCCCCTTTTCGTTTGTGAATCTGGAGGGTGGCAATGCGCGAGACCTGGTATGTTCTGGAAAACGGCCAAGCGGTCGATCCGCGCGAGGTCGTTTCGGACGCGGCTGGCCTGCTGCGCCACAAGTCCGGCCCGGTGGCTTATCGAAACGGTGTGCCGTCCTCGCGTGGCGTCGATCTGGCCGAAGAGCGCGGCAAGGCCCGCGACCTGAAGCCGGCGGCCAAGGCTGGCGGTTACAAGACCCGCGAATCGAAGGCCGGCTGACTTGCGCCTCCCGGTCTGGCTAGGCGGAAAGAGCAAGGCGTCGGAGGGCGAATATCGCCCCGGCCCGTATGCCCTCAGCGATGGCCTGCTCACGTCCGTCGCTGGCCGGTTCATGAACTGGTGGCAGATGGGTTACTCGCCCAGCCCCTACGGCGAGAGCGGCGCAATGGTCGAGGCGTGTGTCTCGGCCTATTCCCAGACGGTGGCCATGTGTCCGGGCGACCACTGGCGCAAGCTGGAGAACGGCGGCCGTCAGCGCGTCGTCAACTCGGCCCTGAGCCGCATCCTGAAACGCCCCAACGATTATCAGTCCATCTCGGACCTGATGCTGAACCTGACCCGCCGCCTTTACGAAAAGGGCGAGACGTTCGCGCTGGCCATCCGAAACAATCGCGGCGAGATCACCGAGCTTCACCTGATGCAGTTCGGCGTCCCGCGCCTCGCAGTTGACGGCACGATTTTCTATGATCTGAGCGGGAACGACATCGTCGATCTGCGATTCGATCTGAGCAACCCCATTCCGGCGCGCGATGTCCTTCATCTGCGCCTACACACCCCGCGCCACCCGCTGAAGGGTGAGAGCCCGATCCTGTCCACGGTTCTGGACCGTGCTATGGCCGGCGCGGCGCTCAATCAGCAAGTGGCGTTCTATCTCAATCAGGCCCGCCCGTCCTTCATGCTGGAGACGGACGAGAAGCTGACGAAAGAACAGACCGACGCTCTGCGAGCGCGCTGGAATGAGCAGACCCAAGGCGACAACGCGGGCGGCACCCCGATCCTGACCTGGGGCCTGAAGGCCAAGCCGGTCAGCATCTCTCCGCAGGACGGCCAACTGGCTGAAATGCTCAAGATGTCGGACCAGAGCGTCGCGCTGGCGTTCCGTCTGCCGCTTCAGGTTCTCGGCCTCGGCGGCACCGCCTTCGCCTCGACCGAACTGCTGATGCAATCGTGGATCGCCTCCGGTCTGGGCTTTGCGCTGAATCACATTGAGGAAGCATTCGGCCAACTGTTCGGCCTGCGTGGTTTGCCCGACGAGTATCTTGAGTTCGACACGCGCGCCCTTCTCCGCAGCGCCTACCGTGAGCGCATGGAAGGTCTAGCCCGGGGCGTCATCAGTGGCATTTACAGCCCCGACGAGGCCCGCGCGTCCGAAGACCTGCCGGCTGTCGAGGGCGGTCACGGTGCGATGCCGCGCGTTCAGCAGCAGGTCGTCCCGTTGAGTTACGGCAGCGAAATGAAACCGCCGGAGCCTGCCGCAAGCGCGCCCGTCGCCCCCGAGGAAGATCAGCAGGATGACCAGAGCGCAGACTCTCCCGAGGCAATCTCCGAACGCATCAATGCCTTCGCCCTCCTACACTGAGGCGCTGGAGCGTTCGCTCGGTCAGGTCGTGTCCCGCGCGCGGGGAGAACTTGATCTGCTGAAGGCCCAGGCCGAGGCCATTATGGCAACGGCAAGCGCGAAGGCCGCAGAATCGGAAGCGCGGCTTAACGCCCTCGACGCCGCGATCACGGCCCGGCTGGAGAAGCTCACGGACGGCGAGCGCGGTGACAAAGGCGACCCCGGCGAACGCGGCGAACGCGGACCCGCCGGGATGCTGCCGGTCGCGAAGGCATGGGCGTCTGAGGTTTACTATGCGGGCGACGTGGTCACCCATGCCGGCCAGACTTGGCAGGCCCTGAAGGACACGGGCAGCGAACCGGGATCGGACGACTGGGCTTGCATTGCCGAGCGCGGCGCTGATGGCCGGGATGCGCCCGGCATGGTCATCCGGGGAACCTGGGCGACCGAGAACGAATATCAGGCCCTCGATGTCGTGGCCCTGAACGGTGCTGCCTTTGTGGCCAAGATCGACAACCCCGGTCCCTGCCCCGGCGAGGGCTGGCAACTGATGTCGGCCCAAGGCAAGCGCGGCGCGGCTGGCGAGCGTGGCGACAAGGGCGACAAGGGCGAGCGCGGCGAACCCGGCGCGACGGTGAAGGCCGTGTCGCTGGACGACTTTGGCGTGTTCTCGTTCGACTTGACGAACGGCCAGACGGTTCAATGCGACGCCCGGTCGGTGCTGGAGCGCATTATCAGCGCGGCGAGGGATCTCTGATGCTGTCCCCGGTTCGCACTTCTGCCCCGGCGACAAACCCCGTCACGCTGACGGAAGCGAAATCACAATGCCGCGTCGATCATAGCGACGACGACACCCTGATCGGCCTGCTGATCTCGGCGGCAACGGCCTATCTTGACGGCTATGAGGGCGTCCTCGGGCGCGCGCTGGTCACCCAGACTTGGCGGCAGGATTTGGAGTCATTCTCTGACCCGCTTCGGTTGGCGCTCGGGCCGGTCGCGTCGATTACCAGCGTCACCTATTACGACGCCGACAATGCCGTCCAGACGCTGGCCGGCACGGTCTATGGACTGTTTGCAGATGAGTTTGGGGCATATCTGGCGCTGAAGCCGGACCAGACCTTCCCGTCTGTCTATTCCCGCCGGGATGCGATCTCGGTGACCTATGTTGCCGGGGTTGCCGACAGTGCGGTTCCCGCGCCAATCAAACACGCGATCTTGCTGATGGTCGGCCACTGGTATGCCAACCGCGAGGCGGTCGCCCCTGGCCAGATGTATGACGTGCCGATGGCCGTTGACGCCCTGATCCGCCCTTACCGGCGCGTCGGGGTCTGAACTCACAACCTAACCGAGGGAGCGCCGCATGGCCGACATTTCAATCACCGCCGCCAATGTGGTCGCGGGCTCTGACGCGGTGCGCGAATCCGGCACCGCCGGCGCGACCGTCACCGCCGGGCAGCTGGTCTACCTCGACACCTCGGACATGAGGTTCAAGCTGGCCGACTCCAACGGCGCGGCAGCCCTTCGCGTGCCGAATGGCATTGCGCTAAACGGAGCGTCAAACGGCCAGCCGCTGTCTGTCCAGAAGGGTGGCGACATCACCATCGGCGGGACGATGACCGCTGGCGTGGCCTATTATCTGTCGGACACCCCGGGGGGCATCTGCCCGGTCGCTGACCTAGGGTCTGGCGAATATCCCTGCATCGTCGGCATCGCGAAAAGCACCTCGGTGCTGTCGGTCAACATCCAGCCCTCTGGCGTGGCTCTCTAAATCATGGCGCTCGCGGCGGGCAAAATGGACCGCCGGATCACTCTGGAGCGGTTCACCGAGACCGTCGATGCGTTCAACGAGCCGGTGAAAGCCTGGGGCGCTCTGGCAACACGCTGGGCGTCATATGAGCCGATCAGCGACGGCGAGCGGTTCCGGGCGGCCGAGACAGCGGCAACGGCTTCGGCGCGGTTTGTCATCCGGCACTCGGCAGCGGTCGCGGACTTGAACCCGAAGGACCGACTGACCTTCGACGGCGCGGCGTGGCAAATCCTGCACGTCAAGGAGATCGGCCGGCGCGAGGGCATCGAGATCAGCGCGACCGTCCGGGCTGATGTCTAAGGGCACAACGGTCACGATTGAAGGCTTGCGTGAGGTTGACGCGGCCCTCGGTGAACTGGGCAAGGCAACAGGCCGGAACGTGATGCGGCGGGTCGCCGTCGCCCGGCTGGAGCCAATGGCCGAAGAGGCCCGGCGGTTGGCCCCAGACGACCCGGACACGGGCGGAAACGATCTAAAGACCAGCATCGCGGTCTCGACGAAGCTGGGCAAACGCCAAGGCAAGATAAACCGGCGCAGCAAGAGCGAGGCCGAGGCTTACATGGGGCCGGCTGGACCGGCGGGCAAAGTGCCACCGCAGGGCACCCAGCAAGAGTTTGGCAACAAGAACCACCCACCCCAGCCGTTCATGCGACCCGCTTGGGATGGCGGCAAGGATGCGCTGCTGGAAGGCATCGCTGACGACCTCTGGGCCGAGATAAGCAAAGCCGCCGCAAGGCAGGCCAAGAAGGCCGCCAGACTGGCCGCGAAGGGGTAACGCATGGAAGCCGCCCTGATCGCAAAGCTGCTGGCCACGGCTGGTGTCGCCGCGCTGGTCTCGACCCGCATTAACTGGGGCCGTCGTGTGCAAGGCGCGGCGCTGCCAGCCATCGTGCTGCACCGGGTCTCTGGTGCGCCTGACGTTCACCACGCCGGGGCCTCGGGCCTCGTTGTCAGCCGGGTCCAGGTCGATTGCTGGGGCGCGTCCTACGGGTCGGCCAAGGCCGTCGCCCGTGCCGTTGAAACCGCCATCACGGCGCAAACCTTCACCCAAGGCGCGGTGCGCTTTGACGTGATCCTGATCGACTCCGAGCGAGACGATTCCACCGACGAGACCACCCCTCTTTTCCGCACGTCACTGGACCTGATGGTCCATCACGCCAACGCCTCTTAAGGAGCAACACACATGGCCGCTTCCGCTGCTGTTAACGGGTTTGGGGCGGTCTTCGCCTATGAATCCGCGCCTTCGACCTACACCTCGCTGGCCGAGGTTCTGTCGGTCACCCCGCCCTCGATCAATGTCGAGACGGTCGAGACGACCCACATGGGGTCCGACGATGGCTTCCGCGAATACATCCCCAGCCTGAAGGACGGCGGCGAGGTCACCGTCAACCTGAACTATGTCGAGGCCAGCGCGACCCTGCTCCAGACGCTGGTTCTGGCCGGTGTCGAGACGTGGCGCGTGACCTTCCCCGGTTCCTCGACCTTCACCTTCTCGGGCATTCCGACCGCCTTTGCGTTCGATGATGTCGTGATCGATGACAAGGTGGCCATGAGCCTGACGATCAAAGTGACCGGCAAGCCCGTTTACGCGGCGGGCTAAGCCTATGGGTGCGAACGCCCAAAAGGGTGAGGCGTCGATCCGTGTTGGCCAGCGGGATTACACGCTGGCCTTCAACATCAATGCGATGTGCGAGGTCGAGTATATCCTCAACCTCTCGACCGATCAGATCCTTCGCGCTCTGGCGAGTTCCCCGCCGTTGCACGTTGTTCGCGCCCTTCTCTGGGGCGGTCTGCGCCAGCAGCATGCCGACGTTGACCTGATCGGCGCGGGCAATCTGATCGAAGAGATGGGAGGCCCTGGCCTCGCCCTCGACGGTATCGGCAAGGCGCTGGTCTCGGCTTTCCCTGACGCGAAAGACGAACCCGCAAACCCTCGGAAGGGAGCGGCGGCTGGGACTGGCCGTCGCTCCTTCAAGCTTGGGTCTCAATAGGCCAACCCGAAGAGCGCTTCTGGCTGGTGACGCCGCGCGTGATGGCGCTGGTCTTCGCCGGGGCGTCTGATCGATTTGCGCTGGATCAGAAAAACCGGGCGTGGCTGGCGTGGCATACCGCCGCCCTGCCTCGCATGGAAAAGTTCCCGGCGCTTGAAAGCCTGATGGGCACGAAGCGCACCGCCCGCCGACAGACCGTTTCCGAGATGGAAGCGATCTTCGCGGCGTGGGCAGCAAGAGGATAAGCGATGTCTCAAGCTGTCGTTGGCGCTCTTCGGGTCACCCTCGGGCTGGACTCGGCTCAGTTCACCACGGGCATGAAGACCGCCCAGACTGGCCTCCAGCGGTTCGCGGGCGTTGCCAAGGCGGGAGCCCTTGCTATCGGCACCGCAATGGTCGCCGCCGGCGGTGCGATGGCGCTTGCCATGAAGGGCGTGATCGACCGCGCCGATCAGATGTATGAGGCGTCACAGGCCCTCGGCGTCACGGTCGAGGACTTGAGCCGCCTGCAATACGCGGCGGACCTTTCGGGCGTCAGCGCCGAGAACCTTGAGAAGTCGATCCGCAAGCTGTCGGTCGGCCTGTATGATGCCAGCCAAAACGCCACCGGCCCAGCTGCTACGGCGTTCCGCACCTTGGGGATCAGCGCGACTGACGCGGCGGGCAATATCCGACCGGCCATCGATGTGATCGGTGATCTGGCCAAGCGGTTTGAGACCCTGCCGGACGGCGCGGCCAAAACGGCCCTGGCCATCAAGCTCTTCGGTCGATCCGGTGCCGACATGATCCCGATGCTCAATGAGGGCGAGGCCGGACTCCGGGCTATGTATGAGGAGGCCGAGCAGCTCGGGGTCGTTCTGGACACCGAGTCGGCGGCGGCGGCGGAACGGTTCAACGATAACCTGACACGCCTTGGCAAAACTAAGGACGGGATCGTCACGAAGATAACAACTGGAATGTTGCCGTCGCTGGATCGATTGATCGGTTCGCTGGCGGGGGCATCCAGAAATACCGAGGGCCTGAAAACTGTCGGGCGCGGTCTCGGCATTGTGATGAACTCGATCATCGCGGTGTTCGTTGGCGTGGCTGGAGCCATTTGGGCAGCGGGCCTGAACATGGCTGCGTTCGTTAGGACGATGGAGCGCGTGATCCATCTTGACTTTGCTGGCGCTGCGGCGGCGTGGGAGTACGGGTCGGGCAAGGCTATGACCTCGATCCGTGGAACCCTCTCCCAGATCAATGCCCTGTTTAGTACGGTTCAGGCTGGCTCAGCGGTTGTCCCCGCGCTGGCCGAAGACCTTGAAGACACGGCGAACGCCGCTGGCCGGACGACGCGCCAGACTGAGCGTCTGACCGCTGCCCAGCGCGACACGCAAGCTGCCGCTGCTGAAAGCGCGCGCGTGTTTGCTGACACGCGAACCGAGCTTGAAAAATACAACGCCGAACTGATCCGCCTCGAAGCCTTGAGGGCTCGGGGTGAGGCGAACGGCGGGATCAGTCAGGACACGTTCAACCGTGCCCGTGCTGCGCTGATCGCAGATCGTGAGCGGAACAACCCGCTGGCACAGGCGGCGGAACGCATCCGAAACGAGAACGCCGAGGCCGCAGAAAAGCGCCGCGAGGATGCCATCCAGTTTGCAGCCGACCATGAGGAGAACCTCCGGGCCTCCACCTATGACGGCATCCGCTCGGGTCTTCAGGCTGCGGCGGACGGCAACCTCGGCCAGTACCTTGCCCAGCGTCTTCGGGATGCGCTCTTCGACGGTCTCGCCGACACGCTGACAAATATGCTGCGCGGCCCCAAGGGCTCGACCGGCGGTGGCGCGATGGGCTGGCTCGGCACGGTCGGCTCGGTGCTGAAAACCTTTTCCGGGGGCATCCCCGGCTTCAAGACCGGCGGCTCGTTTAAGGTCGGCGGGTCCGGCGGTGCCGACAGCCAGCTGATGCAGTTCCGCGCCACGCCGGGCGAGATGGTGGACATCCGTCGGCCTGGGCAGGATCAGGGCAGTGGCCAGATGGCGGTTCACGTCGTGCCGTCGCCTTACTTTGACGTTCAGGTCGAGCGTGTCGCCGGGCCGGTCGCTCAACAGGCGGCGGGCAATATGGGGCGGCAAGTTCTCGACGCCTCGCGCCGGTCGGCTCCCGGCCTGCAAAGCCGCCAACGCCTTCTCGGGACGACCTGATGACTGACGTCTGGCCGTATAACCTTCTGACCCCGCGCGCCGAACGCGCCCGCCTTCAGGGCGTGGCGATAACCGGCGGGCAATCGGTGGGCGGGATTGTCCGGTCGGCGCGCATGGACGGCGGCGGCTTGTGGGTGATCGAGCAGGAGTTCTTTTTCCACTCGCGCGCCCAGATCAAAACGGCCCGCGCGATTGAGGCGGGCCTCGACGGCGGGACCGGCGAGATCATCGTGCGAGTGTTCGAGACGCCGTTCGCGCCGGGCGGCTCGGATGCCTCGACGGTTCCCTTTTCCGACGACAGCACTTTCTCGGACGGGTCGGAGTTCGGCCATGTGCCGGTCGGCGCGACGCTGACGGCGGCTGCTGCGCTTCGGGCCACGACCTTGTCCCTGACCATGATTGTCGGGGCGCTGGAAGGCGGCGAGCGGTTCAGCATCACACACCCAACGAAAGGGCGCAGGCTCTACACGATCTCGAGGGTCAGCGGGAACGACATCACCATCCGCCCGCCGTTGCGCGAGGCCGTCACGGTCGGCACCGAGCTCGATTTCACCCAGCCGTCGGTCGTCTGCCGGCTGGCCAACCCTGACGACTTCCTCGGCGCGCTGGACCTCAACAACAACCTGATCGCGACTGCGGTCTGGGTCGAGTCCTTCTGATGCTACCCGAACAAGAGGCCGCTATGTCGGCGCTCGGTGCGCCAAGGTATTCGATCCTGGTTCGTATCGAGACGACCAGCCAAGTCATCCGCGCGTGGGCCGGGGTCGGTGATCTGGCCATCCCGGCCGATACGGTCGAGGGCGCGCCCGCAACCTATGTGGGCGTCGGCCTGCTGGGCGAGGTTCCGGCGCTGCGTCAACTGATCGGCGGCGTGGCCGAGCGGCTCGAGTTCGCCCTGTCGGTTCCGTCCGGTGATGTGTTTGCTCTGGCCGATGCCGACGTTGAGCAAGTGCGCCGCGCTCCGGTCAACGTTGGGCTGATCTTCTTCGGCACCAGCTGGCAGCAATCGACGGTCGCGTGGCTCTGGAACGGCACGGCGGACAGCACGACGGTTTCGCGCCAGGCCAACGGCCTGAACGTCACCCGACAGATCAAGATCAGCGCCGGGTCGGCCTTCACGGATCGGACGCGGGCGCAACTGACCGCCTTCACGGACACAGACCAGCGCCGCCGGTCGTCGGACGACAGTTTCTGTTCGCGCGTCGATCTCTACACCCAGACCGCGACCGTTAAATGGCCTGCCTGAATGAGTTTGTCGCGCAAGCCGAGGGCCGGCGCTTTCAGCCGGGGACTTGGGATTGCTGCCTTCTGGTGGCTGACTGGGTCAAGGCTAACACGGGGATCGACGGGGCCTCGCCCTGGCGGGGTCGGTATGCAACCCGGCTCGGCTATCTGCGGCACCTCAAGGCGGGCGGCGGCGTCGCGGGCGTGGTTGCGCGCGGTGCTGATCTGGCGGGCCTGTCACGGACGGACGAACCCCAGCGCGGGGACATCGGCGTCATTGAGGCCACGGACGGCCCGACGGCGGCCATCTGCCTCGGCGCGCGGTGGATGACGGTCGGGCGCAAAGGCGTGGCCGTGGTGACAGCGGGAGCGATTACGGCATGGAGGGTCTGATATGCCGCAAGTGATCCCCGCTGCTGCCGGCTACCTGACCAGCGTCATCACGGGCGGGCTTTCTGCGGCAGGCGTTGCGCTTCCGGGCGCGGCTGCTGCTGCGGTCACGGCTGGCGTTTACGCCACGGTCAGCGCGGGCCTGTATATCGGCGTCCAGGTCGGCCTCAATGCGCTGGCCCAAGCCCAGCTGCCCGACCCGGAGGTCGGCAAGATCAGCCGTCGCCAGTCGCGGCCCATCCGGTTCTTTGCGATGGGCCTGCCGTCCCGGATGGGCGGGGCCTATATGCACTGGGAGGCATCGGGTGCCACGCTTGGCGCGGTTATCGCGATCCACGATGGGCGGCTGGATTCGATCTCGGCCATCTACCTGAACGACGACCTTGTGACCCGTGACGGGTCAGGCTGGGTTCAGGAGGGCGCAGACGGGCGCTATGGCGCGGGCGACCTCGTCCAGATCAAGACCCGGCTCGGCATACCGACCGAGACCCACTATTCCGAGATGACCAGCAAGTTCTCGGCCACATGGCCAACGACTTGCCGGGGTGACGGCGTGGCATCCCTGATGATGCTGGCGACCCATCGCAGCCGCGAGAGTTTCCCCAAGCACTTTCCGAACGGCGAGCCGATCCCGTCGATTGTCGGGCAGGCCGTTTGTTACGACTGGCGCGCGGACAGCACCGCCGGCGGCTCCGGTTCGCAGCGCCGCAACGATCAAAGCACCTGGGGGCCGTCTGGCAATCCTATCGTGTGGCTGGTGCATCATGAATGGCACCGCCTCGGGCGCTCATGGGATCGCTGCATCGCGCCGGTCCTCGCGGACCTGACGGCAGAGGCCAACTATTGCGACGCCTCGGTGGCCAAGGTCGGGGGCACTGAGCCGCGCTATCAGTTCGGCGGCAACTGCCCGACGAACCTTGAGCCCCAGTCGCGCCGGGATGCCATGCTGGCGTCCTGTGATGGGTGGATGTCAACGAACGCCAAGGGCTATCTGGTGATCAAGGCCGGGCGCTATGTCGCCCCGACCCTGACGATCACGGGCGACCACATCACGGCCTATGAATGGTCGTCTCTCGCGGCTGAGGAATCGCGGGTCAATAAGCTGGTGGTCTCGTATCTGGACCCCTCCCGCGATTATACCGAGACCGAAGCCGATCCGTGGCTGGACACGACCGACATTGCGGCGGGCGGGTTCGAGCGGCCCGAGAACCTTCAACTGCTCTGGGTGCAATCGCGCTCACAGGCCCGGCGTTTGGCGAAACGCAAGATGTCGCGGCTGGCGTCGCTTCGCCGGGGCCGGATCGTGACCGGGCTTTATGGGCTCAACGCCTTCGGGCATCGTTATATCCGCATCCAGAACGCCGAACTGGCGAGCATGGCGGATGTCGTGGTCGAGGTCATGGGGGTTGAGTTCGACCCGATGTCCGCGACGGTCGTGATTGATGTGATCCTGGCCGACACCGGGATTGACGCGTGGAACCCTGCGACCGAGGAAGGCTCGGCGGTTTCGGGATCTGATCGCCCTGCGCCGGAAGCGCTCGCGACCCCGACCATCGACACAGTGACGGCGTTTTTCGAGGAGACCGGATCGGGTGCCGGTGTTCGGCTTTCGATCGATGGTGACGGCCCAGCCCGTGATGACCTGACATGGTTTGCCCGGTGGCGCGTCAGCGGCGCGACCAGCTGGGTCGAGGCCCAGTTCACCGACGCGGCGGCGGGGTCGCCTGTTCTGCTGACGACGGGATTTGTGACCGCCGAGGTGACGCTCGATGTCCAGATCGCCTACCAGACCGGCGGCGGGACGCTTTCGGCCTGGTCTTCGACGGCAACGGTTGACACCTCGACCGCTGCGCTTCCGCCCGCGATGCCGACCGGCCTCTCGGCGGTGGACAACGGAACAACCCCCGACGGCGCGACCGTTCAATGGAACAACGGCTCGGGCGTTACCCATGCGCGGGTCTATATCGGCGGCGCGTCTGACGCCTTTCCGGGCACCGGCAACAGCGGCGACTTGGCGGCCACGCCGGGCACGACCCAGACGCACAACTATGTGGCCACAGCCGGCACTTACCGGATCTGGGTCACCAACAAAAACGCGGCAGGCGAGAGCGATCCTGCCGGGCCTGTGACAGTCACAGTCGTCTAACCCCCGAACTTTTAGAGAATCTGGAGAGCCCCCATGGGTGTTATTCGCACGTCTGCCAACTCGTCTGTCCGCGATTTTGTGACCGATGGCGTCCCCGCATCTGGCGCTCATGAGCCCATCAAGTCTGAGGTTCGCGGCACTTTCGGCGTGGTCGAAGACCGGATCGACGCCGTTGAGGCTGCGGCTATTTTTGGAATTCGCTGGACGACAAACGCCGTCCGCGTCCGCTCTACCGGCAACGTAGCCATTGCCACGGCTCTAGAGAATGGCGACACCCTCAACGGCGTGACCTTGGCCACCGGGAACCATGTGTTCCTCGGCTCGCAGACGGCCCCGGCCGAAAACGGCATTTACACCGTCGTAGCGTCAGGCGCGGCCAGCCGGGCGACTTTTGCCGACACTGCGGCCGAGCTTGCTTATCTGGGCTTCCTTGTGTCGGAAGGCACGGTCGGGGCGGGTGAGCGGTGGACACTGTCGCTGGCGTCCTCGGCCATCACCGTCGGCACGACCGCGCTCAACTTCTCGCAGGTTGGCGTCGAGGTCAGCTATGCTGCGGAAGTCGTAGCGGCCCGCGACGGTGAAGCATCGCTCTTGGCTCGCATGACCGGGATCGATGACAAGCTGACAGTTACCACGAACGTCATCGCCGGGGATTCTGCCGGGGCATCAATCACGACGGCTGACGACTCGGTCATGCTCGGTCGATCTGCTGGCGTTCTTGGCACTGAGGCGTCCGGCTCTACAGCTGTCGGGGCCTACGCGTTGCAACTGAACACGACAGCCGTCCGCAACACGGCAATCGGTCGCGCCGCCTTAATTAACTGCACCGGGGCCGTCAACACGGCTGTCGGCGGCAGCGCTGGAAACGCCATCACGGGCGGAACGGCAAACACTTTTCTCGGATATGAGGCCGGTTCCGGTTCACAACTGGCGATGGCGGACAATGCTATCGCAATCGGCTATCAAAGCTATACGACTGCCGACAATCAGGCGGTGTTCGGCAATGCGACGACAACCGAAACCCTTTTTTTTGGCGCGCTTCGCATCGGCCACGGCGGGCCGGAACTGGCGCGGCTGGACGGCCCGAATGAAAACTATTTTCTGGGCGACGCTGGACCGGCCACGCTGCCGAGCGGCGGTGGCCATGTCGCCTTTGGTAAGGATGCGGGCAATGCGCTGACAACTGGTGTGGCGGGCGTCTTTATCGGCAAGGATGCTGGCAAGGCCGTAACGACGGGCGCAGATCATACCTTTGTCGGGTCGGGCGCTGGCATCGCCCAGGTTTCGGGCGTCGGATGCAGCGCGCTCGGGCGACTGGCCGGAAAAACGTCCGTCAGCGCGACAAATTGGACGGCGCTAGGCGATACGGCGCTCGAATTCAACGTGTCAGACAGTGCTGTTGGCGTCGGCTATGGCTGCGGCCGGGACCATACCTCGGGAACGGGTTTCTGCGGCGTCGGAACCTATGCGGGCGGCTATGGTAACGCCAACCGCACCACGGTCATGGGCACCGAGGCTCTAGGCGCTGTCGCAAATGTTGATTACGGCGACGACAACGCCGTGTTTGGTTATCGCGGCATGGGGTCGGCCACGGGGTCAAATAACGCCGGGCTGGGCGCGGAAGTCTTCATCAATCTGTCGAGCGGCAGCTATAACACCGGCATCGGGCGGCAAGCCGGGTCGCGCCTGACGACCGGCACTTATTGCACATTCCTCGGCTACAACACCGGGCAACCGTCTGGCCAGAAGGTCGATGCCGTCAACAGTACGGCCATAGGCGCAAACGCCATCACCACAAAGAGTAATCAGGTGGTGATCGGTGATAGCGGCGTGGTGGAAACCGTGCTGCGCGGTGTCCAGATCGGCACGACGTTCCTGGTCGCGGCCCTTCCTGCTGCGGCGACCGCCGGCGCGGGTGCGCGCGCCTTTGTGACCGACGCCAACGCCACGACTTTCGCCAGCATCGTGGCGGGCTCGGGAGCAAACGGCGTCCCCGTTTACAGCGACGGAACAAACTGGCGGATCGGCTAACCGCCCCCGCTTTATTTTGTAATCTTCACGCGCGAGAGACCTGCCGATGACCCTGCACTCCGACGCCCGCAAACTGAACTGGGCGATGATTGGCGTGATCGTGACCCTGGCCATGCAGATCGCGGTCTTCATCTTCTGGGGTGGCGGCATCAATCAGCGGGTGGCCAGCCTTGAGCGCATCGTCGGTCCTCTCGCTGACGGGACGCTGGCCCGGCTGGATGAACGCACCCAGGCCATGAAGGAACAACTCGACCGCATAGAGAAAAAGGAGCGGCAATGACCGACATTCCCCTCCCCGATCACCCGATCCGCAAACATTGGGCTTGGCAGGCGTTCGACCGTCTCTGGCGTCCGACCGCTGGCTGGGTCGTCGTGGTCGGCACGGCCTACGCCGGGTTCGTCGGCCCCATGATCGAGAAGCCCATGAACGAGGGTTATCTGGTGGCGTGGCTGACCTATGCCGCCGCCGTTCTCGGCATCAAGAGCATCGAAAAGATCAGGGGCGTGGCGTGATGGGGTTCGTTCTCGGCTCCCGTTCCCGCGCCCGCTTGACCGGCGTTCACCCTGATCTGGTGCGCGTGGTTGAACTTGCCCTGACCTATAGCCCGCACGATTTCACCATCACCGAGGGCCTGCGGTCGGTTGCTCGCCAGCGTGAACTCAAGGCGGCGGGCGCATCGCAGACGATGAACTCCCGGCACATCACCGGCCACGCCATCGACTTCGCGGTGCTGGTGGGCGGCAAGGTCCGCTGGGACTGGCCGCTTTATGGTCAGGTCGCGGAAGCGTTCCTGCGGGCGGCAAAGGAACTGAACGTGCCGATCATCTGGGGCGGTTCATGGAAAACCTTGCGTGACGGGCCGCACATCGAACTCGACCGGCGGCGCTACCCGTGATTGCCCGCATCCCGTGGCGGCTGGTCGGCTACGTCCTCGCCGCCCTGCTGGCCCTCGCCGCGCTCAATCACTTCGCCGGGTTCGTGCCGTTCACGCCGCAATGGTCGGCGCGTCAGGCCGTGGCCAAGGCCGAGCGGCTGGAAGGTCAGGTCTCGACCTTGGAGCGCCAAGCTACCGGCCAAGCCGAGATCAGCACCGCCACCGAGACGTTCCACACCAGAGAGACCATCATCCGCGAGATTGCCTCGCAGGCTGAAACCGAAGCAAGGGATGCCCCCGATGCGACGACGCCTCTATCTCAAGAGCGGGCTGATCGCCTGCGCCTCAATGATCAGCGGGTGTGCGACAACGCCCCCGCCATCTGCGCCGATCCTGACCCTGCCGCCGGTCGCCCGCCAGCCTTGCCTCCTGCCGGTCCTGCCGGATAGCCCGACGCTGGCTGATCTAGACGCCACCTATGCCGCCAGAGCCTCTGCGCTGGCCGTGTGCGACGGTCGGCGTGATTTAGCGGTCCAGTCCTTCGATGCCCAGACGCGGGCGCTCACACCCCCTCCCCGGCCCTTCTGGGCGCGACTGTTTGGTGGATGATGCCGCAACCCGCGCTCAAGTATGAGGTGGCCTTAGAGGCCGTCCAACGCGTCGAGGCCAAATTGCGAGAGGGTTTCCGGCCCTCTGGAATGAGCGGGGCCGGCCCCGGTGCCCTAGCTGCGGCGGCTGATGAATGGGGGATCAGCAAGGGGACGCTGCAAGGCCGTCTCGCGGCTGCGCTCATGCTGCACGGCCTCGCCCCCGATCAGACGCTTTACCGGGCGCAACGGTACCAGCAGCCGGTTCCGCGCGCTGTCGTTCAAGATGCCCCGCCGCCTGAACCGCAAATGAGCCGACCGTCCGGCAACGCTGTCCGCGTTCTGGCGATTGGCGACTTGCATCAAGACCCGCGCCATCCCGACCGGCTGAACGTGCTGACCTGGATTGCCCGCTATGCCTCGCTGCATCGGTTCGATCACATCGTCCAGATCGGGGACTGGTCAACGTGGGATAGCGTCAACCAGCACGACCGGAACGACACCGCCGGGGCAAGGTATAAGCCGTCCATCGCGCAGGACATGGAAAACCTCAAGGCCAGCCTTGCCGCATGGCGGGCGGGCATCGCGCCAGACTACAAGCCCCGGCAGACGGTGGTTCTGGGCAACCATGAAAACCGGCTGGAGCGGTTCGAGAACGCCAACCCGGAAGCCCTGGGCACGTTCACCACGGAGCGGGATCAAGCCTTCCTTCAATACGGCTGGAAGACCCGGCCTTATGGGGAACTCTTTTACATCGAGGGCGTCGCCTTCACCCATCACCCGGTCAACGGCGTCGGGCGCGCGTTCGGCGGCGAGACAGGCCCCCAACGGGCGGCGAACAAGACGACCGTTCCCGTCGTCTCCGGCCACACGCACAAACGACAGGTTCACGACGCGGCGAAGATCGGCCCGGTCGATGTCATCAGCATGGTCGAGATCGGGTGCGCCCTGCCCTGGGGCGTGGTCGAAAGCTACGCCAAGCACGGAATGACCGGCTGGTGGCACGGCGTGGTCCCTATGACCGTCCACGGGGGCGTCATCACCGATCTGGCCTTCGTCTCGATGCTGACTCTGGAGCGGGATCATGGCGAGCGGCTGGCTGCTTAATCCTTTCGCTTGGCTCCTGTTTATGGAGGCGAACCGCGGCCTGAACCGGAAAGCCTCTGCGAAGCGGGCAAGGTGGGCGACCTACACCGGCAGGCCGTTCCCGCGCTCGGCTACGGATACCCGGCCAGACCCCGGAACGCTTGATGACCGGGACGCCGAACTGGGCTAACCTATTCCCGTTCCCGTTAGGGACTTGTTGCCCGTCGTCCCTTCACCGGGGCGGCGGGCCTTTTGCGTTCACCCCCGCCCGCCGATCTTGATTGCGCCCGACCGCAGCCCGTCCAGACCGCCAATGCGGAGAGCCAGGGCGATGGCCTGAAGTTCTGCCGCAAGGCGGGCGTTGCTGATAGGCTGGCCTTCGGTGGGGACGTAGCGCCCTTGCGCGGAGTGAACCATCATGCGTCCCTCCTTGTGCGGTCGTCGGTTTGAGTTTTGCCGGAAAGACCAAGCGTGGCTGCGTCTTCTCCTGTAAGGGCGGCTCGGTCTTCAGCGCAGCTTTCCAGCCATTCGATCATGTCGGGATAGTTAAGCCGCGCCCATAGGGTTGCTCCTCGATTGTAAGCCACCTGAACTGCACACCGTAGGTCGCTTTCAAGGCCCTCCACTTTATCCCGCAGCCTCTCTATCTCAGCGGCTTGGCGTTCAAGGGTGTCGGCTGCTTGGGGGCCGTTGGGGTTAATGAGCATTTGCGACAGCCTCCCGGCTCGCCGTGGTTTCCGCAGCCTCTCGCACAGACCGGCGATGTCAGGGGTGGTCATTGGGGTCATGACTGCGGCTCCATGGCTTTGATGACCCGAGGCGAGCAGGCGTCGCAGAACAGCTTGTCGTTCCAACGGTCGCCGTATCTGAACCGGGTGTTGACGTCGGACCGGACCCGCAGCCAGCCGTTCGCATTGTGAAGTCGTGTCTTTGGGTCGGGGCTTTGCGCCCCGCAGCCGCCATCGCAAACAATGATCGTCGCCATCACCTTCCCTTGGCTTTGTCAGTCAGCGCGCACATACGCTTGACCAGATCGACGGCGCTGATCTGTAGGGCGGTCAGGGTCGGAGCGAGCGCATCCCTCGCCGCATCCCCCGCCGCCGCCCTCGCCGCATCCCACGCCGCCGCCCCCGCCGCATCCCCCGCCGCCCGCGCCGCCGCCCTCGCCGCCCGCGCCGCCGCCCTCGCCGCATCCCCCGCCGCCGCCCTCGCCGCATCCCCCGCCGCATCCCTCGCCGCCCGCGCCGCCGCCCTCGCCGCATCCCCCGCCGCCGCCCTCGCCGCATCCCACGCCGCCGCCCCCGCCGCATCCCCCGCCGCCGCCCTCGCCGCATCCCACGCCGCCGCCCACGCCGCATCCCTCGCTGCCGCCCTCGCCGCATCCCCCGCCGCCGCCCTCGCCGCATCCCACGCCGCCGCCGCGTCTTGTCGGATGGCACCTAGCGTCGGCTTGAGCGACGGCACGGCGGAAAAGTCGATGATCTCTGGGAACGCCTCAAGAGCCTCGGCTTGCGTCGTCAGTCCGGCAAGCCGCAACCATGCGGGCGTCTGGACCCGGATATACCAGTCAGCGGCCATATTGGCGCGGCGGGTTTTGAGCGCCTTTGACCCGCGCGTCCCGACCAGCACCGGAATCAGCGGCAGCAGCAGGCGGGCGCGGTCAGCATCCGATGGCAACGCGTCATTCCACGCGACCATGAAGGCCGTGATGACGGGGCAAGTG